TTCATGGGCGGTATGTATAGTATTAGAAGCTAGTTCGCAAGTTACTGCGTGGCCCCAAAGACTTACGATGGCGAAGCCCGTCGGGTTTGTGGCGACGCTTTGACTTTGGCTGTGGTCGCCATGACATATCCTTAACGCCACTCTTCTTAGCCATCACTTGCCTTTCGTGTATACCTTGTAGTCACCTGGGTCTGTGTATTCTGTGCCGACGGGTAGCGCATCGAACTGTTCTTGGTTCTTGATAAGAGGAGCCTTGCTCAACTGACGCATTAGTGTGTCGGCCTTCATGCCCGTGCTGCTTTCAACTTGGCGGTTGAGCATGATCTTCTCTTCGCGGTTCATGTTCTTAAATTTCTTTAGCAAAGAAAGTTCTGGGTTTTCCGCGTTGAACTTAGCGTTGGCTGCTTCACGCGCCTTAGCATAAATCTGTTTGATGGCTGCGGACTTGCCGACATTATCAAGGTTCTGATACCCCGGAGACTGCAACAACGGTGCAATGCCGCGCTCAGCGATGATGCCTAGATCGCGGTTAACAAGACGGTCGATAGCAACTTCGCCAGTCTTTGACCCTACATCATAGGCCGTAAGACCAAGTTTATCCAATTCGCTTTCGACAATGTTCTTCGCCGGACGTATTGTAGCCCCAAGAAGCTGACGCAACGCAGGGTTGTCAGTGGTCATTGGGCCTTCGCGTGTTGCCGATACCGCAGCCGGAACGCCCATTGCTTGCTGCGCGTAAGGGATAGGACGCACAAGAGCGGCAAGTGGGTTGTCCTTGGTGTCGCGGTAAATTGCTTCTTCAGGATCGTACTGGGCGTAGAAATCTTTGAACGTGCTGAACATGTTTAGGAAGCCAGAGCCTACCCCCGCCAACCAACCTGTCGCAATGGTCTTGGCTTTGTCGAGGTTCCCGCCCGCGCCAGACAAATCCTTGAGAAGCTGATCGGTTACATAGAGGCCTGTGCCTGCGCGAAACTGCGCGCCGCTCAATCCCTGAAGGATGTCGGATGTCTCAAACGCCTGATCGAGAGTAGTATCCTGCGCTCGTTTTATAATATCGGCAACCAAAAGGTAAGGGGCCGCAGGGAAGTACGGACGAAGATCAACGGTCCGGCCGTCCTCAAGTTTCCCTTCGTACCATTTCTCCCCAGCGTTTTCGCTGTTGCGGAACTGGTACGCACCGTACAACATTGACGAGCCGATAATAGCTTTCGACACAGCCGACACATCGCCTGTTGCAAACTTGGCGCGTTCGGCTGCGGTCAACAGCTTAGTAAAACCAGCGGGGCTGTAGTCGAACTGGAACTTCATGGCGTTTAAAAGGAAACGCGGGAACGGCATGATAGTTGTGCCGACAACGCGGGCAACGGTTCCGACCTTGCCCATTTTGTCTAGCATATCCCCGAACTTATCGGCGACTTCAGAGCGCGCCGAGTAAGTGAAGCCGAGGGTATCGTCGAGCGCCTTTGCCCACGATTCTTCGGGAAGACTTGCCAAGCCACCTGTATCAACAAGTTCATCAAAATCTAAATTAAGACGTGTCGCTTCTCGGCGTAGATAAACTGGGAACATTGCTTTGCGCGTTACCGTTTCCGATACGCGGTTGAAAAGGTTAGCGACATCAACGGCTTTTTCTACTTTTGCAAAAGCGTCCTTCTTGGTTACACGCGACACATCTGCCGCATAAGTAGCGGCCAATTCGTTCTTCATTTCTGGCTGAACATTCTTCATCTGCTCCCAGAACTTAGTGTTCCGGCCGGGAGCAAACCGATCCGTAAGAACAGCCGCTGCGTCAAGTGGGTTAACGCCAACCTTTTGTTGGCGGAAAGGATTAGCGGCAGCGTTGACTGCGCTATCCATAAGGTTCGTAGCCGCGTCGATAGGCACGCGGCCTACGGACGATATGACGTTGCGCATTGTGGTAGCCACGCTCGACACAAGCGCACCACGATAGGTGTTGGATAGTCGTTTCCAGAAGTCGAGGCCGTCTGCTTCTTGAATACCAAGTTTAGCAATGTCGGCTGCTTCTTTAGGAACGTACCGGCTGGCGACGCTGAAACGCTGCATTACACGAGCGGCATCGCCTAGACCTTGGCGTGATCCAGTGATTAGTTCGAACAGGTCTTGGTCTTTAAGGTCATACTTTGTTACGAGTTTAGATACTTCTTCGTCGGGAAGACTGCCTGCCTTAAAGTGGCGATAGAAAAACTCAGAGAATGGCATGTCCGCTGGACGCTGAAGACCGGCGAGATTGCTATAGTCTGCGGCAAAGTTCGCAACCTTACCGCCAATTTCAGCGGTAGGTATAGGCTGCGTCTGGCCCTTTACTTCCATAGCCGCGATAGCAGGTAAGCCTGTTTCGGGGGTAGACGCCGGTAGATCATACGCCACATTGCGCGGTGCTACCGCAGCTTCAGGGATTACTGCTGCGGGTAAAGCTTCATCCACCCCGTCAATAGTAAACTTTCCGCTAGGAACAGAGCGTGTACTTGATCGGGGTAACGCTTCATCCACCCCGTCAATAGTAAACTTTCCACTAGGAATAGAGCGTGTACTTGCTGCGGGTACAGCTTCAGGTATTGCTGCTGCGGGTACAGCTTCAGGTATTGCTGCTGCGGCCACGGGGACTTCCGGCAACTTAACAGGCTTTAACGGCCCGCGCTTTGCTAGGGCAGTCGGGGTGATAGGGTAAGCGATTGCGGCCATCTCCGGAGAGAGCGCCGACATTGGAGCCGCGCCGGAGCCAGTAGCAAAGCGGCCAATAGCTGCACTAGTCTCCGGTGCGACACGACGGAAACCCGCAGCTACGGGTTTAGCAGCAACTGGTAGGGCGAGAAGCCCGACGTTGAAGTAATCTTCAAGTGTTGCGCGACCCATTGCGATGTCACCGGCACTACGTTCGGTTGTTTCAAGGCCGAGTATACCTTCCGTACCGGCTTTGATGTTTCTAACTATCTCTCGGCCATACGAAGCGGCATCGCGTTCATCGAAACCCGGAATTAGATCCGCTAAAGTTTCAAAACCGGAAGTAAGTTTATCGTATATGCCCCCCATAATTGTAGTCGGGGTATACGCTTTTAGTTCTGGCTGTCGGTTTGCGATGAGACTAATCTCTTCGGCTGGGGCGGCAGTTTGCGCCTCGCCTGCTACCGGCAAACGTGCGACGATAGGGGCCGCAAGTGTTGGGCCTTTATAATTCTTTGCAATCCAAGCGTCAGCCGCAGCTTTAAGTTCGTCGTTATTATTAAGCGACGTTACACCGGGAAGAGTAATCGTCTCTCCAGTGGCAGGGATTTTCAGGAATACCGGCTCGCCTTTCGGCTTTGCTTCCGCCATTTAAAATCCTATTATTTAAAAGTTCGTCCGCCGGTTGCTGGTGGGAGAAACGGCGCAAAGGGGTTGGAGGATGTCGGTCCTTTCTGGCCGGTATCAATGGCGCGTGTTGGGTTCTTCGGATCAAACGCCATAATCTTACCATCGGCTGTAGTACGGAACTGATACGACGGCGCGCTGCCGCCACCGCCTCGGCCATCGCCGCGAGCAAAGCGTGCCTTATCTAGCGCAAGACTGCTGGCTTGATAGGCTGTCATCTGCTTTGGTATCGAGATAACAAGTGCGTTCGTATCTTCGTCACGGATTTCAATCGCGTTTCCGGTATCAATCTCGCGTGTCTTGGCGGGCATCTTCTGGTCTGTAACGGTAGTCGAGCCGTCGCCAAATGTCAGACGCACATTACCTGTTGCCGGATCACGGTCACGGTTGAAGACTTGCTTTGGCCGGAACGCTTCTGCCTGCACAATCTTAAATGCTTCTGTCGTATCTGCATTCTCAAGAACGCCGCGCTGGCCCTCTGGCAAAGCCGATGCGTATTGTTTAATAAATGATTTTTGCTGTGCTTCGCGCTGCTGGGCCTGCTGCAACTGGGCGATCTGATACTGCGCGTTCAGCTTTTCCATCTGCTGCTTGCGGACGTTCTGGATAACTACGCCAGGGTCTGTCGCGCCACGGCTACCTGCGGCCTGAAGTACTTGACCAACCGCAGATATTTTCTGGCCTGTTGATAGCGGGCCAATACCGCCGCTCATGAGCGCCTGCATATCTTGGATATACTTTGCTGTTGGCGTAAGTTCAGGCGCGGCTGGTGCGACCTGCGGCATGACACTAACTGGGGCAACAGAAGGCATAGCCCCAGAAGAACGCACCACACCACCCAGCGGTGTGCGGTCCGGAATTAGCAAACGCCCTAAGTCTTGGAGTCCTCGGAGTCCTGGTATTCCCGCCATCTACTTACCCTTTGCGAAGAGATCAAGAAGAGCACCAATCGAGGACGCAGCCGTCCCAACTTGGCCGAGTGTTGACTGGCCTGGTGCAGTTGTCGTTTGCGTGACTGGGGACGGAAGACCCTGCGAACCCATGAGCAACGTCTGAAGCTGCTGCTGCGGGAAGCCGCGCTGTTCCAAGAAGTCCTTGTACGCAAGGTCGAGGTTCTGCTGAGCCATGCCGCGCTGTGCTTGGCCTGCGCCTTGAAGCATCGCAGCATAAGACTGCTGATTGCCAAGCGCCTGTTGGCCGTAGCCCGCAAGAGCAGATGCACCCGCAAGCTGCTGGCCCGGCAGACCTTGTGCAAACCCAGCGGCTTGCGTGTATCCACGATTATAGAGATCAGCCAGCGTCTGAGCCGTATTCAAATCTTCTTGACCTGCAAGCTGCGCTTCGTAAACACCACGGCGTTCGTTACCAAATGCCTTGGCTGAAGCAAGCTGCGCCCGCGTTGATGCGTCACGTTCAGCGCGGTTCTGTGCCAAGCGGGCCATCGTGGCGTCGATGACGTTGGTCTGGAACGGCGACATGAAGCCGGAGACATCTTGCTGAAACTGTTGCGGCGTGTAGCCTGCTGCGCGCTGGGCAACTTGCGTAGCTTGGTTAAGTTGCGGCATACCAACTTGTTCGGTGGCAGCGCGGGTGGCAACACCGAACGCCTGTTCTTCAGCGGGTCGGAACTGCGCAATGCGCGGACCTTGATATGCCTGATACGGAATGGACGCAACTTGCTGTGCGGCTCCGTAGTTACGCGCCAGAATATCCTGAATAAAAGGATTGAGCGCCTGAGATTGAGTAGTAGTTGTAGTCGCCATTATAACCCCCAAGCGGACTAACCGCCTAATCCTTCGTTATTACCATAATAATTAAACAATTGACAGCCCATTACTACTGTACCTGCATTACCGACAGCATACATGACGGTCCAGATGGAGCGAATGCCGTTGATGGAGAGGCATGAAGTTCAAGGTTCGTACTATTAGCAGCCCACATCAATTCAATGTAATCGCCAGAAACCAAGGAAAAGAAGTCATCCCTGCCCGACGCTATATGCCCGCCATTGATGTCGCTTGTTGTCAAGAAAGCACTTGCGGGCACATCAACGCCATTTTTTCTGAACCAAAAATATACGGTTTTTGCGCTGCTGTTGTTGGACAAAATTGTAAAATGGGCTGAGAAATTATAGATGCCAGCTTCCGTTACGACGATCCGAGATGCAGGAGAGCCTATTGCCACCCCTCTGTTTTCCTCCGTTGTATCAAATGTAATCTCATAAGCCGTATTCGCAGCAGCAGGAGTTACGCTAGTAGTTTTCTTAAACTGGCCGTAAAAACCTTCATAGATCAGCTTTGCTGGCGCATAGATGCCAACGTCTAGACCTTTCTCGTAAACATTATTTGAGAAAAGTTCTATGAGGCGGTTGCGCTGCGATTCATAATTCGGGTCATACGCGCCGGGAGGTGGAGGAAGTCTTAAACTCATCGACGCCCACCCGGAATAGCATTAAGCCGCATGATACCAACACGCCAATCAACGTCGCGGGCGCTGTCAACACGCATACTAATCTGCCGTCCGTTAAAGCGGACCGACGTTGGGTTCTCTAAGGAGTACGGCCCGTAAGAACTCTCAATCCCGTTGGGATAATACTTCTTATAGAACGTGGCTGTCACGTCGCCCTGTGTACGTTCGTCTGGGATGAGTTCATTAATGTGCAGAACGCGGTCGCCATCGCCAATCTGAACTGGCCCCGTCTCGGCGTACACAGCGCCAGCGCCTGGACGAACGAAGGCAACTTCGTGGTCGTATACAAAACCGTCTGCTGTCCACATCATTGGATAGTTAAACACGGTTTTGTCGATACCGCAAGTGCGCGACAATGTTCCGATAGACCAGTGATTTTCGGTATAGTTCCAGACTACATAGCGATCAATCTCTGTGGCGGAAGATGATGGGTAGAACCACCATACTTCGCCGAACTGCGTGTTAGGAACGCAGACAATCTTTGAACGCTGTGAGCCGTTGAGGTCTGAGAAGACATAATCTTCAACGTCCGAAGGCAGTGGTTTAACGTAGCCATCATAGATAAAGAAGCCACGGTCGCCCATCCATACCGCCATGTTATCAAGCACAGCGATGGCTTGGCGGGAGATGATACCGCAGTTACGGCCTGCTGTTTCAAACTGATAGACGAACGGCGCGCCAACATACTGCGCGGTGTGGGCGTCAACGTCTGTAAGAACCAGCATCTGGCCGCGAACACGACGAGCGCACATGATTTTACCCGGCGTAGTGAGAATGAAACTACCAGCCAGATTGGTGGACGCAGCCGTCCATACGGTGTTGTTCTCTAGATCGCACCACGCAACTTTACGCGGATTGCCATCGGCGCTAAGCGCAAAGATTGAACGCTCATCCGTAACGGCAAGACCTGTGCAGCCTGTCGGTGAGTTAGTGATCTGCGCCGCAAGCGTAGCTGGGGCTACATCGTCCAACTGCCATTCATACAGCTTGCCGTCAGATGTCGAACAGGCAACAAGATATTCACCCCAAGTATCGAGGCTCCATGTGGCTGCTTCCGTGATTGGGCTAATGTCTGGACGCGGTGTACCATAGGCGTAGCTACCGTAAGTAAGGCTACCGAAGCCGGTGTTGTCGCTGCCGTCTGCGGGACCGGGGACAAAAGCTGTTGGCGTGATGTCAACGAGGACACCCGCAGAGGTCATGCTGAATAGTTTTGTGTTGGTCCCTACCCCAAGACGGCGAGAGCCATCGTTGCTACGCCATGCCAGCGTTGTGCGTGGGATACCGTTAGTGGCTACGCTATTACGAACACGCCATCCACCAACCGGACGCATTGTCCCGTTGTGCCAACGAATAAGATTGGCGTCATACCACCGGCCTGCGGCCTGAAGCTCAGTGCCGTTGCGATATACGCCAGGTGGTATAGAAATAGGGATCAGTGTCATGCTGTTGTCCGTGTTGAGGCGCTGCGCCCTTATATCACTTTTTAGAAGTTTTTACAGCCTCTTCCCATGCTTCTACAGTCAAGCGATGTTTCAAGGCACAATCGCCGTATTTAGCTATAAGATCAACTTCCCAAGTTGCACGATCTGGATCGGTTAACAGCGATGGCGGGGCGGGAAGTACTGGACAATTACTCGCTAGATTCGCCGGAGGCAGCGGCATTGGCACGATTGATACCGCCTTCGAGCAGCCCGATAACCCGATAGTCAGGAGCACAATCAGCAGAGACAGCAGGGAGAGTTTTGTATATCTCCCGTATTTCACGGGTCGTTCCGGCGACCACGACATCGGCTTGATCTTGTTGGGTTTGGTAAAGCGTAGAAACCTCATCTATCTTTCCTTGCATTTCTTGGCGTTGCTTCTCTGCCTTTTCCAAAGCCTTAGAATACGCGGCGTCGCACTGCCAGTCTTTGACCTTCCATCCAGTGGCAAGGCCAATAACAAGAGCGCCCGCCGCCACATAACCCATGACTGGATTAATTGGCCCCATTTATTTTACCCCATTCCCTCACCGCAAATATAGTAGAACACGCTGCAATCGTAGCCGCCAAGTCTGTAAGCGAGATCGGCTCATTGCTCATAATCGGCAAGACTACTGCGTTTACAATAACACCCGCAGCGATACCGATGCAGGTGAATGGACGCCACCAGATACGGACACGCTCAAGTAATGCAGTCTCTATTCGTTTCAACATTATTTTGGGTCCGGATGGTTAGCGTGAGGTAGTTCCCAGTGCGGGCCGTCCTTAAAAGATTTCCAGTCGCCGCCCCAAGTTAGTGGAACATTTTCCAGCTTGGCGGCTTTCTTCATAGCGACTTCGATTTTATCAAACAGAGGCCAGTCCCACCGGATGCTACCACCTACATACGGCGCGATGTCTACCGCAAAGCCGTGAATGTGGCGTGAGCGCATCGTCTTGGTAGCGCCTTTGGCAAAGAGTTCTTTCTGGCGTGTTGGTGAGCGCAGCCCTTCAATGACGGTGAAGTCTATGTCAGAAATGCTGATAGCGCGCTTAACGACGCGCACCAGATCGGGATGCACACCGCGTAGATTTAACAGAGAACGTGGGCCTAGCTTAAACGCCATTACCGATCTGCCTTGTTGTCCAGCTTATCTTCTATGCGACGAAGGTGCATCATTACCTCGTCAAACTTCTTATCAATGGCGTTGAACTTCTCATCACCAAAATCCAGCTTTGTCTCAAGGATGGCGAGACGATTGCTGAGTTGCGTCCACACGCCAATTATGGCGAAGACGCCAGCAATGACGGTGAGGATTGTATCAAAGCCGAAGGACATGTCCATCTGGATTACTCAGCGGGAGGGGCTGGTTCAGCGGCTGGCTCTTCTTCGACGGGAGCAGTGGCCGATGGATGCCAGTCCGCTTCATCAAAGTCAGACATGATGTCTTCACCAATGAATGACGCAGCGCACTCACGCACTTCATCTTCGTTGGCAAACTTTGCCATTGTGCGCGGGTTATAGGTCGGAAGGCGAAAGCCACGCTTGCCGCTGCCATCGTAAACAGTTGCGGAAAGGTCTGAGTTAATTTCGATAATCATGCGTCTGTCTCCACACCCAATATATATGTGCTATTACCACTTTGGCTTGTTACAATTGAACCCGCCACAAGAGTAATCAAAAAAGATGCAGACGTGAGAGTCGTTAGGATATTTTCAAAAGATATCAATGAACCACCAGATGGTGTAATCCCAACACCTTGACCAGCGGTGTTGTTGTAAATCGTCCCTTGAAATTTCTTTCCAGCAGGGACAGTATACATAACTACACTAGAAGCGATGGCTCTTGCTGTAATCTGCCGTGGGTTGCTAAATGAAGTCTGCGAAGGGGTGGCTACGGGTGTAGATGGAGTAAGCATAACGTAATCCTTACGGTGTAGTCTGAACGCCAGTAACGCGAAGCGTAACCGATTGCGGATAGAAGGTTGTGTTTGTTTTGTTTGCGCTATTATCTACAAGTGCAAAATTAGACAGCTTAACTTCCGATGCAGTAGTAGTGTTAGGCGAAACGCTAGTTAAATCAATGGTTAAAGAAGTGTCAAATGTTCCTGTAATTGGGTCGAAAACCTTAATAACATAGCTGTAAGCTGCGGGGTTAGTTGCATCTGACATAAAGTATAACTTGTTTCTAGTGCTATCTGCCGTAGGCCAATTAATACCTATAGCGTTCTCTGGGGTATAAGTGTCAATCACCGAGTAAAATGTAGTTGCGTTGCGTTGTCCTCCTGAAGTGGTAAGAGGGCCGACATCCGCAATGGTTCTTACAAAAAGGTCGGTAGGGCCGACAGCATTTTGAGTTGACACAATGTAGTATACGCTGTTGCTATAGAAAACTTCTAGTTGCGTCTGAACACCAATTATAGATCCAAGATTCCCCACTGCAAGGCCAATGTCAAGCATCCCGCCCGTTGTAGGGTTTATAGCGAAAACACCGTTTTTAGCGGCGGTTCCACCGTTGGTGGTCGATGTCCAAAAAACTAAGCCGTTAGCATAGGATATTCTGGGGTTATTAGTAAGCGCTGTGGTCCAATCCGTTCCTGCGTTAAGAAGGGTCACGCTGGTATTTGTGTTAGTTGTAGCATTGTGCGTAAATATAGAACTAGCTGCAAGCCAATAAAACTTATCAACTCCGTCAAAAATGACTGGCATATTTGCGGCTATATCGGGCACAGTCGTTTGAGTGCCGTTAATACCACCAGCACGACGGTATAGATTATGCGCTGTGGCTCCGTCATTAGTCCAATAATAAAAGTTTGAACCGATAGTAGCATAGCCTCGGATATTTGTGCCGTTAGTAAAAGCTGCTGTAATCGCGGCGGATTGAGTTACCGGCGCGACATAGCTAAGGACACCGCCCACACGCTTAGTGCTGAAAGTATTAATTTTTGCACCCACCGATGTGGATGGCATTAATATTTGAAAGATATCATCTTGAAAGCTTGCGGTAGCCTGTGCAACCGCAGTGCTGGAAACGTCAATTATCTCCGAACCAGTTACCGACGAGTCAATACCCGCGACATTAACGCCATTAACGACAAAATCCAAGGTCGCGCCCACGGCAGTAAGTTGATTGTTTTGGACGTAAATGTCCTTTACGACATTCCGCGTAGTTGCATCTGTGCCTGCAATCGAAACGCCATTGGTTAGCGCACCGATGAAATAGGTTCCGTTGGAAAGTTCTTTAATTTGGTCAGCCATAATATACCTCTTAAATCCCGAATTTCAAAAGAGTTGCGTATGTCGTCGAGGGCGACGCCGCTGAAACCCAACTAGTTCCGTTGCTGGTTAGTACTTGGCCAGTTGTGCCTGGTGTAACAGATGTCCCCCATGCAGACCCAGTTGAGATGGCAAGGCCAGCGCCCGGATAGACTTGTGCGGGAATAGTTGCCCAGCTTGCGTTCGTGCCGTCCGTCGTGACGTACTTGCCTGCGTTGCCAGTCTGGAACGGCAGGGCGTTGTTGAATGATGTCTGCTGCACAAAGGCAGTTGTGGCTACCTGAGTTGTGTTCGTGCCAGTGGAGGCGGTTGGCGCAGTCGGCGTTCCAGTGAACGCAGGAGACGCAAGCCCTGCTTTTCCATCCAACTGCGTCTGCACGTTCGATGTCACGCCGTCGAGATAAACGATCTCTGCGGCGCTTACGCCGCCGATGCTTGTCGTGTTTGGCAGAACAACCGTGCCGGTGAATGTTGGGCTAACGAGCGGAGCGTAAGTTGACGCTGCCGTTGAGATGGCTAGTTTATCATTAAGCTGCGTTTGAAGCAGGGACGTTACGCCATCAAGGTAGCCGATCTCCGTTGAGGAGACTGGGCCGATGCTTGTGCCCGATGGCAAGACAACCGTGCCGGTAAATGTTGGCGATGCAAGCGGGGCAACGATGCCACCAGAAACCGCGCCAGTGACGTTCAACGTCCCAGCAACAGCAAGTGTCTTGCCTGCACCTACATTAGCGCCGATGCTTGTCCCTGTACCTGCGGCTGCAAAAAGCGCATCGACAAGATCAAAGTCCGCGTTTATCTTATTACCCCAGGTATCGGCAGACGCGCCGATCTCTGGTTTAGTAAGGCCAAGGTTGGTAGTTGTTGTATCCGCCATTAACCAAACGTCCTTGTCCGAGTAACCAACCGACTTGAGCCTGTCTTGGCCCGCTGCTCTGCAACTTCGTATTCAGCCATCAGGCGGTCTAATATACCAGCCCAAACACCAATGCGCTCATCTTCTTTCAAATATGGCGCGCTTTGAACAAGCGTTGCGTATAGGTATATATCAGGATTAGCAGTTAAAAGCCAGTTAGAAGTGTTCGCGTCCGACAAGCCAGCAACGCGGGCGTAATACATCAACTCCGCAGTGTAAGCTGTGTCCGGCGCGGGTACATGTTGGAACTGAGTACCAACAGTTGAGAAGAACAACGGCGCGCCAGCAGTAGAAAACTTTGTCTTCTGAATGATGGCTTCTTCTGGTGTGACGAACTCAAGAACCCCGATTGGGTTTGTGCTAATCTGATACCGAATCGTCTCAAGCCAATCGGCTGGGCGGTTTTCGTACTCTGCGTCAATTGTAACCGTTGCCCGCGTCACCATTTCAGGAGCGCGCATACGGCGGTTTAAAGACGCTTCCGCTAATGCAACGAAATTTGGAATAGCCGTCGTAAGATCATCCCGGTTAAGGAAGTCAGCGACAGCAGTCTTTAATTCAGAGTACGTTGTAATTGCCATTAAACAGTCCCCGGCCTTGTGCGGAAGTAAAGGTTGTCAGGATCGTTCAACCATTTCTTCATGCGCTCTTGGTCTTTAGTAATACCTTGGCGCTCAAGTTCGTAATACACTGAAATTGGGATGCTGCCAACCTTGGACCACTCACCCCAGCGTTCCGGCGCTTCATTAAATTCGCGCTTGTTCTGCTCAATAATTGCGGAAACGTCCTGCTCTTTAGAGATGATCGCTTCGTCTTTACCGGCATCGTAATCGTAAAAAGTTTTGACGCCTGTGAAAGCATCGTCGCTAATAAGACGTTTTGTCATAAAGCCCTCAATAGTTAGATGAGGGGGCACTTGGCCCCCTCACCCAGTTAGTGCTTACGAAGTGGTGCAGTCAGCGATGATACCATGCGCTGCTTGCGAGTTCACCTTCAAACCATACTCAACGAGCATCAGACGCTTTTCAGCATCGCCGGTCTTCGCCAGTTCCATCTGTTGGATGGGACGAAGAACTGCCAACGAGGCGTAATCAGGGTCAACGATGAACGCATCACGGTCACGCTGGAAGCGGTTAGGAACGATGTTGATCGTACCGAAGTCAGACACATACACGTCGGCTGCGCCGATGATCTGTGCCTGTTGGCCCGCAGGAACGTCACGGAAGCGAGTAGCAATACCCGTGAATGCCGAGGAAGCGACCTTGTTGAAAGGACCAACCATCAACATCTTAGGCGTGCCACCTGAAGTCCAGACGCTCTGGACAACAGTCTTCAGCAGAGTTTCTGTGAACGCACGCTGCGTACCATCGGTACGAGCAGCAGTCGGAGTCGAGCCAACCGTTGGGTTAGCACCGCCAGTGCCGAACGAAGTGTTCGAGGTCAACCATGCAGGCAGACCAGCAGTACGACGGGCAACCGTGGTGCTACCAGCAGCCGCTGCTTGGTTAGCAAGCAACGCAGCTTCCATGTCACGCTTCAGTTCCGAACCAAGCTTAGCAAGCTGATAGGTCAGTTCCGAACGACGGCCTGCCTTATCGACGCTTTCAAGCGTGCCGGAGATGACAACGTTCTTCGTGCTGATCTGCGTGTAGTTACCAACGCGAGCGGTTGGGCTAACAGCAGTGAACGAGGAAACATCATCGCCTTCAAGCGCAGCGTTAGAAGCTGAGGCCGCAGCCAAAGCATCCGTCTGCCACTCGAAGTAGGTGTTCTTGACGCTCTCGCGGCCAATGTTCGAGATGAACGGAGTTTCTTCTGGCGAGATGTTATAGATAACATTCGACAAGTCTTCACGAATACCGATAGCGGAGTACCGGGTAAATGTATTAGCTACAATAGCCATGGTTCATATCCTTATTAAATGAGTTTATCCAAAAGAGTAGCTGCATCTGAAATGCGGCCACTACGCACAAGGCGCTGGGAAGCTCTCTTTACATCGGTTGAACGTGTGTTGATTTGAGTACCTGAAGAACCTGGACGAACGATCCGCGCAACCTTCTTTGGCTGTGCCTTCACTTTTTCCACTTTCTTTGAACCCTTATCAAACATCATCGCTTTGCGTAGGATTGAGACGTGAGTAGCTTGAACAAGTGCACTTAGGTCGCGTTCGCTAAACCCATTGTTTATAGCCCATTCACGAAGTTCCTTAGCTTCGCTTTGCATTGTACCTTCGTCTTTCCATTCAGGAATTACGTCGGTGAGTTTGGCGCGCTCTGACTGTACAATGTCAGCCAATGCCCGCTGTTGCTCTTTGCTCATCTCTTGGGCAATACGCTGCTGTTCAGTATTAATAGCCTGAAGTTTAGCGGCTTGCTCTTGGCGAGACTTATTCCAATGCCGTTCTAACCGCGCTGCCTCAATGGGGTCTTCTTCATAAAGATTGTCCCAATCAGGCTCAGCTTGGGACTGCATCTCAAGTTGCGATTTAAGCACTGGGAGCAGTTCCGCGTATTGAGCGCGTTCCACACGGATCGCTTCGGCTTCGCCATGGAACGACTTGCGTTCTTCCGCTAATGCCTGAGTTTTCCGTGTGTAATCCGAGTAACGAGAATAACCTTTCCGAAGTTCGTCAAGGGTGACTTCCGTTTCTTCACCATCAAGTTTAACCCTGATAGTTAGATCGTCAGGAAGTTCCTGTTCGATAACCTCTTCGTTGTCGTCCTCTTCATCCGGGTCGGACTGTTCGGTGTCATCATCAGCTTCATAATTAGCTTCAGTTTCTTCCGCTTCGTCCAGAGCCTCTTCAGGCTCTTGCGCCTCAGCCGTGTCTTGGTTGTCCTCATTCGGGCCAAGTAGTTGGTCGATGGCTAGTGTTGCTTCGTGGAGGCCGATCCCACCGGGGTTGCCGACTTGTTCCGTCATATAGCACCTTCTTTAATAAATGTTAACTCCTCGATTTGGCGACTAAGCCATCGTCAAGGATTGCCTGTAGGCGGGCTTTCAAACGATCAAGTCCTTTGAGCGTGTGAAACATGTCAGAGCGGGCGTCGTTGTCGGCGTAGCCAGACATGCGCCACTCTTCAAAAATATCTTTTTCGACTTCAGCAAATGCCTCCTTGAGAATGTCATCCTCAAGAAGTCGCTTTGCGTGGCCAGCTTTTGTTATAGGGTCCATCAGATTAGCGGCATGTACGCAGGGTTGATGGTCATTGCTGGTGGGGCTTGGGCAGGAGCAGCATTCGCCGGAAGAAGGCCGCTATACTCTGGCCGGAAGAACATAGCTTCTGGGCCAAAGCCATACCGCTCATAGTCTAGGATGTTTGGATTAACGCGCATATCTTGGCGTGGGGCAAAACCTGCGCCCGTGCCAAATGGAGAAGTATACGGCGTTCCCGCACCGCCACCGCCGCCACCGGCGAGAAGGCTTTGAAGAAGATCGGCCCCGACACCACCAATGGACAGAAGTTGAGGTATGGTTAGGCCCGTGCCGAGAACGCCGCCATTACCCGGAGGCGTGCTTGATGTCTGAGCCGCCGTAAGCGCGCCTGGGATTACCGCGGGTATCGCGGTTGCAAAGCCGGGTATTGGTGAGGGGGTCGTTGTAGGCAACCTACCGCTGACAACAATATCCTCCGGCAGAGTCTCAGGCTGCATCAACGCGGGGTCAGCGGGTGGCGGATTGAGCGCGCCTAAACTTTCAAGTATGGAGCCAATAGGTAAGCCTGTCGCAGCCGCAAAAGCTATAGGGTCAAAGCCGCCCGGAGGATTTATGGGGCGGTATTTGCTAACAACAATATCGCCGGTCTCTGGATCAACATAGCCATCGTTAGCACCCGCGCCATCAACGCCGTTTGAGCCTGCGCCGACATTGCCTGCCGTGGCAGCGGCAAGAGCACCCGCGCCACCCAAAGCGGCGAGTAGTTCTGTTGGGTTAAAGCGTTCCATTCCAGTAACGATAGTGCCTGGTTCTTCCACTGTTGGTACTGGTTCGTTCGTAAACGCTGGGTCTGTCGAGCGGAAGTACTGGTCAAAAGCTGATACCGGCCCGGTAGGCGCTCCGAATATATTCCCAACGCCCGCGTTTACCAAGTTGCCAAATTTATTACCAGTGACGTTAATGCTGTCGTATGGGTCTTGCACTTTGGGTTGGGTTGAATTTGATCCGCCGCCCACATTTACTGCGGTCGGGATAGAAGCATTAGCTAACACATTTATAATTGAGGGATCAATGGTTCCGCCGCTGCCAATATTAACACCTGATCCTGCGCCTATCCCTAGGTCACGCTGTATGCTAGGCGCAACATAGCTGAGTCCGCCAGATATAGCGCCGCCAAGAAGAGAGTTTTCTAGGCTCTGTCCGGTAGCCAAACCACCTGCGGTCGCCCCGATACCAGTACCGACTGCACGAGCCAAACCGGATGAAGCACCAGTGGCATTACCTAAAACAGGGCCAAGAACTTGGCCGCCAGCGGCGGATAGGCCGCCCATCGCTGCGCCTTTAAGGATGTTGTCGCCCTTTAGACCTGCGCTTGCACCGCCGAGAAGTGCTCCTGCGGCTATGCCGCCCGCAACTTTGGAACCGAGTAAAGCGATATTAGCGCCGGGTATGAGCGCCATAGCTAACGGGGCTACCGTGCCGACAACATTGGCAATCTTGCCTACCGTGCTTTTATTAAACCTCTCGTTCGCAACAGGCTGGTAATTGTCTTGGGTGTTGCCTGTCTGGATTTGATAATCAGCCTTACGGCCCATTGTGTCTGTTAGGTTCTGACCTATTTTGACGGCCTCCCTTGCGGCTTCAATGCCTGTGCCTTCAAACACCACACTATTGGTGCTACGGTCAACAACCCGTACAAAGTTGTCAGGATACATGTAAAATTGATTGTTGGCCCCATACGCGGTGGGATTGCCCTTGTTTGAAGTAGGCGCGGTAATAAGCACTTCACCGTAAGGTGACTTATAGTCTGCGGGTAACGCTAGGCCAAAATTCAAGCCCTCAAGGCCTCCGCCTGAAGTCGGTTGAGGCGCGAAACCGGAAAAGTTGGATAAGCCTACCAGATCGGCTTCGGACATACCCGCAGCGCGTAGGGTGCTTAGTAAGTCTGAATTGTAATCAGGAACAGCCTCTTGCGTCATTGGCTGCACGGCAGGTAAAACCTGCTGCTCTGCGGCAGGGGCCATCATGGCACTGTCGAGCAGGCCATAGTCACTACCCATGATCGGCGCGCCGTCATACATCATACGTTCGCCGTAGCGTGGCTGCGTGAGGGACTGATATGTATTTGGGAGTAGCGCCATTACATCATTCCTTCTGGTGGCATTTCAGGTTGCATCGGCATTTCAGGTTGCATCTGTGCTTGCTGAACTGCCTGCGCCATCTGTTGAGCCTGCGCCATCTGCTGAGCTTGCGCCATCTGCGCATCCTGTTGGGCCTGCATAGCAGCGCGCTGCATTTCTTCTTGCTGACGCACCATCTCACGATCACGCATAATCATCGCTTCAATGCTGGCCGTGTTAACAGGCGTGCCATACTTAGCTTCAATCTCAGCGGCCTTAATCATAAGGTCGGCGTCGAGTTTGTCGCGCTCACGGTCATCCTTGCGCAGCATGTCTTCGCGCTGCAATTCAAGTTCTGCTGCCTTCTTCTGGATGTCAGCGCGGATTGCTTCCATCTGAACCTGCGACAGCATCTCTTCCGGTGTCGGCTGCGGTGGTGCAGGCGGAGGCGGAGGAGGCATCGTGGCCGGGTCGTTGAAGAATACGGTTGGGTCTTTGTACCCAGCCAATGCCATCATCTGTGACAGGGTATTGTAGTAGCCCTGCATGTTGGCCAGCGGTGCGCCCATCTGCATAAGCATCTCTTGCTTCTGCGCGACTTGGCCCAAGAACGCCATCTTCTCTTCATTGCTGCCAACGCCGATAGCGACGTTAACAATAACATCCATGTTCGCGTCCCATGCACGCGGGTCAATCGGGACAAACTTATTACGCAGACGGACCATGCGTGGCGCATCTTGGTTCTTGGCGATAAGCTGCATTGATTTACGGAACAGGTTCTTCATACCTGTCTCGGCAAAGATACGGCAGATCAGTTCGATATGCTGCGCCGCAGCAGAGATCGT